CAGCGTACCTTATACAAAGCCGGGAACGCCGTAAGGATCGTATCCTCGGCCGTCGTCTCAGGAACGAACCGAATGTTCTTCCTGTCCGGAGTGAAAGTTAATTGCATGCTCCACCTATGGTTAAACTATGGGTAACCTGTTCCTAGCGCGAGGATAACACAACATGGCTACAACTCAATCGAAATTAAAGCAGGTCCGCTACTACACGCAGTTGGACCCCTACTATGTAGACGTCGATAACCGTCCTCTGAAGGACATTATGGACAACATGGTAATTCTAGCAGATCAGCTGGATATCACCAAGGGGTCGTTCAACCGCGGTTCTCTGGCAGCGGCTGCCATCGGCATCCAGTTTGCTACAGACCAAGCGTTCGTTGGCAACCTGTATTTCCCAGGTGGTCTGAACCTGAACGTACTGTTCGGCTACTTGATTCAGACGATTCCGTATGACATCGACAACCCGAATTTCCGTGTACCGACCATGGCGATCCACGACGAGCCAACCAATCTGGTGAACGTCGCGGCACCGACCACTGCCGGCAAGAGCATTAAGTACCTGCTGCAGGGTTACATGGAAGAAGCAACGGCAACGTCAATCGTTCCGGGTGTTGACTCTCTGACCAAAGTGGCCCGTTTTGCCTTGAAGTCGAGCGGCGAGTATGACTCAACGCAGGCGGAACCGATCATGTATCCCGATACCGGCAATACCGCGGTACTGAGCTTCGTGATCAAATACGGCCAGACGAGCCTGACGAAGAATGACATCACGTCAATCCACTGGGTTGATCAGTCAAACATCTCCGATCTGGTTACCGGTCAGTCGAAGACCAAGCTGGAAAACGCCCGTTTCATCAAGTACCGTGCGTCGCAAACCGTGGTGAAAGGTTCTAAGATCGTGAACCTGACTAACTTCCCGGATATCGACCTGACTTACGGTAAGGATTCACTGGACGTGTTCGTATCTGGTGTTCACCAGACTAACTTCTCGATCGATACTGTTAACCACACAGTCATCCTCGGCGGAGAACTGGACTACGACACAGAAGTAACTGTGGTGCAAACCCGGGTTTACACCTACGGTAACATCACAATTTAAGCAGTTCATCCATGGTCGTCAGGGATTTCTCGACAAGCTCGAGGGCTTCCTTGGCGGCCTTATCCCTCAGATCTTTATCCGCTTGCAACCGAATCTCTTTCGCTAACTCAGCGATTCTCTTCACGTTCGTTTCCAACACCTTCATCGGAAAGCAAATGATGTTGCGGTCTTTCACGTGATGGCTAACCTGCTGGTACTTCGCCCAAAACAAACGCAGAGAGTTATCCTTCGAGTTAGGATCTCGTGCGTCTTTCACAATTTGCATGTAATCCATCGTTAACCCTAATGTAAAGTAAAAAAGGCCGTAGCCTTTGGGATGCCTGTAGCGCTCAGTCGATTGTGTCCGGGGAGGATACACTGAGCACTACAGGGCTTACCAGTTACTGTTGCGGTGTGATGCGGACCACAGCCAGAGCGCGAGGGGTGGCGTCCAGCTCACCGCCGATCGCAGTGCGGAACGCATCATTCTCTCGCTTTTTGCCGTACGCCTGTAACGCCAGGGTACCGGCCACGCCGACGGCGACTCCAGCGCCTACCGCTACAGCCAATTTTACGCTTTCATCACTTTGTTTAAACTTCCCGAGGAGACCCGGTTTTGGTTCTACTGCCATGATTAAATCCTTAAGGGGCCTTAGCTATTGACCCCTCGATAGTGGGTTACTTGGAGATGCTCAAGCCTTGACGGATAGCATCCTGCTTAGCTGGGGTAATTGCAGTACCCAGTGCATCGACGTTCACGATGTTGCTATCCAGAACTTCTTTACGACCCTGGTACATTTCGTAGCCTTTGTAACCGGCATACGCAGCGCCTGCAACAACGGCAGTAGTAGCGGTTGCGATAACCACTTTCTTACCGGTAGAGGCTTGTTTGAATTTGCCCAGCACGCCAGCTTTGGCAGCCTGAGCTTCAACTGCCGCTTCCAGTGCTTCCGCAGCCGGTTGCTGTACAGTTTTGTTCTCGATCTTGCTCAGACGAGAATCGAATTCACCGACGGTGCGGCTCATCGTTTCCTGCTTGTTTAACAGTTCCTGCTGACCGTTCAGGATGTTTTGCATCATCTCGGCCATTTCGTCAGAAGTCATGTTTTTAGCAGCAGTGTTTTTGTTAGGGGTAGTCATGGTATTCTCCTAGGGATGAAAGTTTAATGGTACTCTTACTACAAACTACTTATACCGTTTCGCTTGTAAGATATTGATACTTAGGCGGTTTACGCCTATTCTGTATACAACTAACTTATACCTTTTCAGCTATTGGTTATTGGATTTCTGTTGCTTAGCCACGTGAGTGGTCAGTGCCAGGATAGCAGAGGTGTTCATCATGATAGCCTGGTTGTGCATGTTCAGCGTCTTTTGCTGCTGACGGATAACGTACGCACCCGCAACGACACCGACGGCAGATCCTACGACCAAACCAACCATGGCACCTTTACCGGCTGACTGCTTGAAATTCTTTAATACGCTCATGAGTTACTTCTCCATGTCATTGATGATATGATCGACTTTGCGTTCCAGCTCTTCGATACGTTTGTTGTGAAAGTGAACGGCACCGATAGCAAAGGCGCTTGCTGCGATAAGGGACAGGGTTACCGCGGTAGATTGTTTAGACTGTTTGAAATTCTTCAAGACGGACATTAGAAAGTTTCCTCTAGTTTCGTTACACCTTACTTATACCAGAGTGGATTCCAATCGTGGGATCCGCTAAAATCCTGTTAGTCTAATTAATGAGGAAAACCATCATGTCAATGTTCGGATTGAACCCTACGCCTAGCGGTATGGCGGACAGCTACGAAGTCGGTACGCTGCCCAACCCGTTTTTCAACCAGGCGAACCAGTTTATTCCTCGTAGCTTCCACGACATCATCAAGTGGTCACGTTACATTACCACCCAGGCGCCAACGACGACTGAGGTGATCCGTAAGCTGTCTTCGTATCCGATCACGGACTTCCTGATGGATTCCGACCAGGAACTGACAGTTGATACGTACAAGAAAATCTTCAAGAGCATCAAGTTCAAAGAGAAGCTTTGTGATTTCGGCTTTGACTTCTACACGCTGGGTAACGTTTACACGTCGATCTATTTCCCAATCGACCGTCACCTGCACTGCCCGAGCTGTAAGTCGAGCTACGAAGTGAAAGCAGCGATGCGTTCAGGCTTTGCGGCGTTCAAGAAGTGGGTCTTCCAGGGTGAATGCCCGAACTGCCTGCAGAAAGTGAACTACAAAGTGGTGGACACCAAGTCACGTGACATCAGCCGTATCAACCTGGTGAAGTGGAAACCCGAACACGTCTCCTTGAACCATAACCCGGTGACCGGTGAGTCTGAGTTCTACTACCAGATTCCTGGCGACGTGAAACGCAAGATCATGCAAGGCGATCCGCTCTTCCTGGCGACCGTTCCATGGTCCATGGTTGAAGCTGTACGTTTTGGTAAAGACTACATGTTTGACCCAAGCAACATCTACCACATGAAATCCATCTCGATGGGCTCGATGGTCGATGGACTGGGGATTCCACCGCTGATCTCGCATTACGGCCTGGTGTTCTATCAACAGATGCTGCGTAAAGCGAACGAAGCCGTGGCCGCCGAACACATGGTTCCACTTCGTGTGCTGTTCCCTCAGCAGACTTCTGCTCAGGGTGACCCGATTGCTCAGATGAGCATGCGTGGCTTTGCGAAGAACATGAAGAAGACGATGCGTCAGATGAAGACGGACCCGAACCACATCCTGATTTCTCCGGTGCAGATCGGTTATCAGCAACTGGGTGGCCAAGGTCGTTCACTGCTGGTGAACCAAGAGCTGCAGTACGCGGAAGAGCAACAGCTGATGTCGATGGGTGTTTCCCGTGAGCTGCTGTCCGGTACGACCAACTGGACATCCTCAACGGTCGGTCTGCGTTTGCTTGAGAACACGATGAACAACTACGTGGGTCAGGTCAGTGAATTGATCAACTGGGTCATGGAGAAGATCGCTCAGTATCTGGCTATCGAGATCACCGACGTTAAGCTCGTGCCGTTTAAACTTACGGATAACGAAGCGCTCAAAGCGGCCATGCTCGACATGTGGAAAGCGAAAGTTGTGTCTGCCTCTACCCTGCTTGAAGCGTACGGTATGGACTACAACGAAGAGCTCGACAAAATGGGTCGTGACCAAGTGGCCGTTTCCGAGAAGGAAATCGAGGTCAAAGATCTGGTCGACAAAGCGATGTACATGAAGTCGAAAGGCTTGAGCAGTGACAAGGACTCTTCTGGCTACGAAGATAACCGTAAGGAAGCTTACGCGATCGCGAAGAAAGTGCTGGCAGCTGGAACTCCAGAGGCACAACGTGATATCCTTATGGAAATCCAACACAACGACCCAACACTGTATCAAACCGTGATGGGCGTCCTGAATGATCTGCCTCAGCCGGGCAGTTCCGAAGAACAACCAGGAGCACAAAATGAGCAAGATCAATCCGCTGGAAACCAGCAATAAGGGATCGAGCATGCCGGGGATGACCCCGGCTCTTGAAGACGTCGGGTTTGACCCGTCGCAGTTCGTCTATCGCGTCGGTCACTTCACGATCGGCGGCGAAGATGATGATACCATCCCACTTGAAACGCTGCTGACCCGCAGCTTAAGTGGTGACGTTGTTGTCCTCGAACGCAAAGACTCGATCTCGGGTACCACAGGGGTTTACACCTGTGTTGTTATTTACATGGAGAAACGACTGCATGCCTAAGTCAGCCAGTGAACTGATTCCGATTTTCTCATCACCTAAGTCCATCAATGATGCGACTGACGGGGCGATGATGGACGGGATCGTCAAGCAATTCCCTATCGAAACCGGTAAGTACACCCTTTCGATTACGGACCCGTACATCGATAAAAAGACGTACACCACGGCCGATGAAAAGGAAGCCATCCTTAAGTCTCGCTCGCTGACCTATCCAATCCGTGGCACGCTGCTGCTGCACGACCGTGCAACCGGCAAGCTGGTGGACCGTGTGAAAGACTTCGCCTTGGCGGATACCTTCCACGTGACCAACAAGCACACGCTGCTGTACAAAGGGAACAACTACTCGGTTGCTAACCTGATGCAGCTGCGTCCTGGCGTGTATACCCGTCGGACCAATAATGGCGAGCTCGAGACCAACATCAACACCGGTAAAGGTGCAACGTTCTCACTCGGCCTGGATTCGAAGACCATGGAGATTTATTTCTCCAAGATTAACGGCAACACGCTGCACATCCCGATCGCACCGCTGCTGACCAAAGGCTTCGGTTTGGGTACGGCTGAGATCCTGAAGTTCGTTCCAACGGACGTGTGGCAGGCAAACGTGAAGTTGACTCAAGGCAAAGAAGATGTTGCTCTGAACCAACTGTACCGTCGTCTGGTGGACCGTCGCGAGCAATCGAAGAATGTCTCTGGTGAAGAGATGGGTGCCGCCCTGAAGAAACGTTTGGCAGAGATGACTCTGGACAAGGAAACAACCGAAATCACCCTCGGTAAATCCTTCGGTGGCATCGAGGCAGAAACCCTACTGCGTGCGATGAAGAACATCGTTAGCGTGTACTCTAAGAAGCGCCCGGAAGACAACCGTGACTCACTGCAATTCAAGCGTGTCCAGAACTTGCCGGACTTTATCGCTCGTCGCTTCGAAGAAAACAAGCAGCACCAGACCGTAGGCAAGGCCTTTGACCGCATCAAGTACAACATGAGCCGTCTGAAGGATGAAGCACCAAGTCTGCGTGAAGTTGTGCCGGCTAAGCCTTTCAACAAGATCTACACCGATTTTGTTATCGGCTCACAGTTGTCTTCAACGCCGGATGAAACCAACCCGATCGAATCTATCGAAAACGTCGGTAAGGTTACGCTGATTGCGAAAGGCGAAGGTGGTATGTCCTCTGAGCGTCAGGCAACGACCGAGTCACGTAACGTGCACCCGTCAAACCTGGGAATCATCGACCCAAGCCGTACCCCAGAGTCATCATCTGCCGGTCTGGACCAGCGTTTCACCATTTCTGCCCGTCGTGACAAAGAAGGTGGCATGTACTCTCGTGCTATCGATGCGAAAACCGGTAAGACGGTTTACCTGTCGGCGAATGAACTGATGACCAAAGTCATCGGCTTCCCAGATGGTCGTAACAGCGGTAAGCCAGACGTGCAGGCCCAGGTTAACGGTGAGTTCAAAAGCGTTCCGCGTGCTCAGGTTGAATACTGGATTCCATCAGGTACCGACATGTACACCATCACGACTAACCTCGTGCCGTTCCTGAACACCAACCACCCAGGTCGTCTGACCATGGCGGGTAAGGCGATCCCTCAGGCACTGTCACTGGTTCATCGTGAAGCACCACTGGTGCAAACCGTGGCGGACAACGGTCAGACGTTCGTCAAGCAAATCGGTCAGATCGTATCCACGGTGTCGCCGGTAGCTGGTAAGGTCATCAAAGCCGAGCCGAACAGTGTAACCATCCGTTCCCATGAAGATGGTTCGGACCACAAGATCGACTTCGTGAAGAACCTGCCGTTTAACATGAAAGGTTTCCACGACGACGAAGCTCACGGTCTGAACGTTGGTGATGAAGTCAAAGCCGGCCAAGTGCTGTCTGACAACAACTACACCAAAGGCGGCGAGTTCGCTATCGGTAAGAACCTGGAAACGGCGTACATGCCGTACAAAGGCTTTAACCATGAAGATGGTATCGTTGTGTCACGTTCTGCTTGTGAGAAGCTGACGTCGAACCACGCGTACAAAATCGAGTACTCAATGGGTAAAGAAACCGTTGCGGATCTCGGCAAGTACAAGTCTGCGTTCGCCGGTAAGTTCACAGCCGATCAGCTGAACAAGCTGGATAACCGTGGCTTCGCTAAGCCGGGTGTGACGCTGCATTACGGTGACCCGGTTTACGCCGTTCTCGAGACGCGTACGCTGACTGAAACCGATATGGTTCTGGGCCGTCTGCACAAGACCCTGGTGAACCCATACCGTTCAGCCGCTGAGATCTGGGATCACGAAGAGCCAGGCGTAGTAACCGACTGTTCTACCGATGGGTCGAAGATCCGCATCATGGTCCGTTCTGAGCGTAAGCTGGAAGTCGGTGACAAGGTAACCGGCCTGCACGGTAACAAGGGTGTCGTTTCTCTCATCGAAGAAGATGAAGATATGCCGCACTCGAAGACAACCGGTAAACCTCTGGATATGATCCTGAACCCAGCGTCTGTGACTTCACGTATCAACCTGGGCCAAGTATTCGAAGCCGCTGCCGGCAAGATCGCCCAGAAGACAGGTACTCCGTACAAGACTAAAGTCTATGACGAAGGCACCGTCGTGAAGAACATGATGGAGAAGCTGAAAGAGCATGGCCTGAGTGACACCGACACACTGTACAACCCGAAGACCGGTCAGGTTTACGGTGACCGCGTGCTGACGGGTCCACAGTACATTCTGAAGCTGAACAAGACGACCGATGCCAACTACTCAGCCCGTTCTGTCGGCGGTTACGACAACAACGCTCAGCCTACCAAAGGCGGTGACGACGGTGCGAAGTCTGTTGGTTACATGGAGTTCCTGGGCCTGCTGGGCTCAAACGCCCGTGCCAACCTGAAAGAGATCGGTACGGTCAAATCAGAAGGTGGTGATCATGCCGATACGCACGACTACTGGGACAAATTCATGCGTGGCCTTCCGCTGCCACAGCCGAAAACGACCTTCGCAACGAAGAAGTTCTTCGATTATCTGCGTGGTTCTGGGATCAGCGTGTCCGAGCGTAATGGTAACCTCGTCGCGGGGCCGATGACCGACCGAGAAGTCCTGGCGAACTCTTCAGGTGAAGTGCAGAAACCTGACATGATTCTGGCTCGTAACGTGGCACCAGTGAAAGGCGGTCTGTTCGATATGACCGTGACCGGCGGACCGGAAGGTACCAACTGGTCTCACTACAAGCTGATGGAACCGATCGTAAACCCGATCATGGAAGCACCGGTGAAAACCCTGCTGGGTCTGAACCAGGATCAGTTCAACAACATCGTGTCTGGTAAGTTCGGCGTTATCCGTCGTGGAAAAGGCCAGTTCGACCTCGTGGACACTCACAAGGATGACGAGCTGATTAAGCGTGTGAACGTTTCCGGTATGCTGGACAAGCAAGCTTCAGATGAGGGTGATACCCTGGTTGGCGGCCACGCTCTGAAAGCCATGTTGGGTGACATCAACGTTCAGGACGAGCTGAATCATCTGAAAGCGTCAATCGTAGACGAGAAATCTGCTAGCAAGCGTGACAAGATGGTTAAGAAGATGAAGTACCTGGCCGGTCTGGATAAGCAAGACTTTACCGACCCGTCGAAAGCGTACGTGCTGCACAACATGCCGGTCATTCCTCCGGTGATGCGTCCGTACTCAATCTCTGGTACCCGTCTGGGCTTTGCTGACGTGAACGACCTGTACAAGCACCACATGCTGGTCAACGGCCGTCTGAAGCGTCTGGAAGATGAAGTCGGGGACATGGACCTGATTTCTCCAGACATGGAAGGTATGACCGATCTGCGTCGTGATCTGTATAACGGTGCGAAGGCCATCATGGCCGGCGGTGAGCCAATCGACTTCCAGGCGAAGCAGAAAGGTTTGAAAGGTCTGCTCGAGCAGATTGAAGGTAACGAAGGACCGAAGAATGGTTTCTTCCAGAGCAAATTACTGTCTAAAAAGCAGGACTTCTCTGGTCGTGGTACCATTTACGCGGCGCCGGACGTGGGCTTCAACGAAGCGAAGATTCCGAAGGATCAGCTGTGGGAGATGTACAAGATGCACATCATCCGCGACCTGAGCCAGAAGGGCTACGACTTAGCGGAAGCGAAGAACGCCTACGAGTCACGTAACGACGCGGCGACAGCTTCTTTCAACCACATCGTGGATACCGTGCCTGTTCTGCTGAACCGTGCTCCAACCCTGATGCGTACCAACATCATGGCCATGAAGCCGAT